CAAACCTTCGCACCTGCCCGCCAGCTTCGCGGATCCTGCGCGAGCATGTGCGATCGATAATCTGCACCTGCGGCGCGAAGAGCGAGAGAAGCACCGATCCATGCCGGTGTCGTGTCACCCGCTGCCCGCTCGAGCGTGCGAGCGCGCGCCGGCCTTGTCATGTGCGCTGCGACGGCGCGAGGCGGGCAGTTGCTGACGCAACACGACTCGCTGCTTCCTGCCCATGCCCGATACGGAAACGACGCCGCAATTGTGCCTTCGGACCCTACTCGCGCGCGTTGCCTTACGCATCAGCGCACCCTCGCTGTGGCCGAGCACCCAAATACACTGGCCGCCGCTCGACTGCGAGCGTCCGCACCCAGAGCGGATGTCGTCCCACATAGCCCCGCACGCTCGCTGCATTGGGATCGCCCGCCGCAGCGCTGCCGAACATGCCGCGCTTGTCGACCCGCGCAGTGGAGACGCCGCGCGCCGCCAGCGCCTCCGCCAGCATCCGGTAGGGCGCGGCCGTGATCCCGGCCGGGCTGTTGCCGTCGCGGTCGGTCGGCCGGACCCCGGGATGATCAGCATCACCGGCGCGTCGGTCTGCGCCGCCTGCAGCCAGTGCCTTTCAGCGGCCCCGACGGCCCCGCCGCTGTTATCTCCACCCCCCTGCGCCATCGCCGGACCTGCCCACATTGCCGCAGCCGCTGCCAATCTCCAAAATCCCCGCATCGCCACCTCCTTGTTCGTTGATTAGCTAAATAACGAACAAAGGTCAAATCGTCAAGCCCCGGCCTCGCTCAGCAAGCGCTCGAGCAAGCTGCCGTAGGCGTCGCCGAACAGGCGGCATGTGCACGATCGCGGGAAACAGCTGGTAGATCGGCCGGCGCTCCGCCCAGCGGGGTTAAGCGGTCCATAGCCTCCCAGAGGCCGGGTCGGGATCGTCGAACAGGCACAGCATGGCGAGGTCGACCTCCGCATCGCCATGATAGCAGGCCGGGTCGATGAAGGCAGCGAGCCTCCCCTCCCGCACCAGCAGATTGCCGCCCCAGAGATCGCCGTGCAGCAAAGCAGCCGGCGGCGCGCGGGCAGCAAATCCGGCACCCGGCGTGCCAGCGCATCGATCCGCTTGCGCCAGGGGCAGATCGAGCAGCTGCGCGGGCTCGGAGGCGTTGCTCGCTCCAGAAGGCGGGCCAGTCGGCGGTCTGCTGATTGTCGAGCAACACCGAACCCAGCGCGTAATCCACCGGCCAGCCGTACAGCTCATCCTCATTCGCGTGCATGGCCCGCACGTGCCGCCGATGTCCGCCCACGTGCGCGGGGTGAACGCACGGTCGTTGGCGACATGCTCCAGCAGCAGCGCCTCGGCAAACTCCGCCTCGACCGCCGGCACCGGAACGCCCGCCGCCGCCAGCGCGCGCAGCATCTGTGCTTCGGTCACGAGGCTAGCCCCGCCCTTGGCGACAAGATCCCGCCCGTCGCGCGCGGCACCAGCAGCACTTCCGACAGGTCGCCCCCGCAAGCCGCTCCAGCCGCTCCTCCGCCGCCCCGGTCAACTCGGCGACCCGGCGGCGGAAGCTGCTCAGCGCCCCTGCTCCTCGAGCTTACGGGCGAGCGCTGTGCCCCCTCCGTCACATCGCGCCAGGTCTCGTCGAAGTGCTCGCATCTCCGTAATAGGGGTCGGCGACCGGCTTGGCCTGATCGCCCCGGCACGTGATCCAGCAGCAGCGACAGCTCGGCTTTCGCCCCGTCCGGCCGCATCGCCTTCAAATTGGTGAGGTTCTGCTCGTCCAGCGCGACGACATGGTCGAAGCGGTGAAAATCCTCCCGCGTCACCTGTCCGGGCGCGCAGAGCGAGATGTCGATCCCGTTGCGCTGCGCCACCGCGGCAGCGCGCGGATCGGGCGGATAGCCGAGGTGCCAATCGCCCGTCCCGCCGAGTCCACCTCGACCTCAGAGCCCGATCCGCTCGACTTCAGCCCGCAGCGCCGCCTCGGCCAGCGGCGACGGCAGATATTGCCCAAACACACGAACAGAACCGACTGCGACACTGCGCTCTCTCCCGCGGCTCAACTTGCTAAAGCCGCCGCCTCTGCTAGCCATGCCTCATACCGAGAACAATGGAGAGCAAGCTGATGGCCGGAGCGCCGATCCCCGAGACGGCCGCAACGGCCGGTGCAGCGAGGGAAGTCCCGGCCGCCATCGACCAGCCCAGCGCCGGCTATGCGCGCTACGTCCTGACGCTGCTGGTCATCGTCTACGTCCTGAACTTCATCGACCGTCAGATCATCTCGATCCTTGCCGAGGACATCAAGCGCGACCTAGGTCTCACAGACGCCGATCTCGGCTTCCTCTACGGCACTGCGTTCGGCGTCTTCTACGCATTGTTCGGCATCCCGCTCGGCCGCCTCGCCGACAATTGGAACCGCGTGAAGCTGATGTCGATCGGCCTAGCCGTCTGGTCGGCCGCGACCGCGGTGTCCGCCTTTGCCAGGACCGGGGGCATGCTCGCCGGTGCCCGCATCGGCGTGGGCGTTGGCGAGGCCACCGCCAGCCCCTGCGCTTACTCGCTCATTTCGGATTACTTCCCGAAGGAGAAGCGCGCGACCGCGCTCGCGATCTACTCGTCCGGTCTGTACATCGGCGGCGGGCTGTCGCTCTTCATCGGCGGCCTCATCGTGCAGCAGTGGAACGCGGCCTATCCCGGCGGCGGTCCGCTGGGGCTGGTCGGCTGGCAGGCCGCTTTCCTGGCGGTCGGCATTGCCGGCCTGCTGCTTGCCTCTGGTCGCCACACTTTGCGCGAGCCGCTCCGCGGCCAAGCCGACGGCCTATCACCCCGCCGTCGCGCCCGTTCCGCGGCTTCTTCGAGAACTGCTGACCGTCATTCCGCCGCTGACCTGATCGGGCCGCCCGCGGGGTGGCGGGCCTGGCGATCAACTGCCCGCCGCGCCATTGCCGTGGTCCATATCCTGGTCACCAACACTGGCGGGCTGGTCGAGCACGACGGCCCGCAATCAGTGGGTGGCCGTTGGTATCGGCGTCTACGCTGTTTTCTCTTGGGCGACGGCGTTGCGGCGCCGTGATCCGGCGGCCTTCACTCTGATCTGGGGAACGCCTGCCTTCGTTTGCGCGGTGGTCGGCTACGGCCTGATCGCCTTCCTCGCCTACCCAACCAGCTTCTTCTCGGTGCCCTATGCCGAGCGCCTGCTGGGCGTTGGCAAGGCCGAGGCGGGCTGATCCTGGGGCGATCGGCGCAGGCGGCGGCTTCCTCGGCGTCGTGCTCGGCGGTCGACTGGCTGACTCACTCCGCCGGGCCAATCCGTCCGGCCGGGTGCTGGTGATGCTCGCCGGCCTGCTGCTCCCGATCGTACCGATGCTGATCGGCTTCACGACCCGCAACGAAATCCTGTTCTACACGATGTCGCTGATCGCGCAGGTGACGTCCAGCATGGCCTTGGGTGCTGCCGCGGCGACAACCCAGGACCTGGTCATGCCCCGCATGCGCGGCGCGGCCACGGCCACCTTCTTCATCGGGACCACCCTGATCGGCCTGGCCCTTGGCCCCTACCTCGCCGGCTATCTTAGCCAGGTATTCGGCGATCTCGGCTATGGCATCATCGCGCCTGCTCGCCGTCGTGCCGATCTCGCTGGCGGCGTTGCTCTACCTGTACCGCGCGCTGCCTGCAGCGGAAGCGAGCCGCATCGAGCGCGCCCGCGCCGCCGGCGAGGCGATCTAGCCGGGCCGATTGCCCAGCGGCGGATAGCGCAGCACCGCGCAGGCGATCCGGTCCCCGCTATTGCCGCTGGGATCGGTGCGGTGATCGTCGGCCTTGGCGTGGATAACGAAAGCCGCGCCGTCCGCGTCCAGCATCGGGGTCTCGCCGCGCCTGGCCCAGGCCCCGCGGACCTCGTAACGGAGGGTTCCGCGTCCGTCCGGCCCAATCGTGATGTTCGGCATGTCGCCCATATGCGCTCCGGCCGGATTCTCCCGGCCATGCTGGCGGCCCGTCGGGTTCCAATGCGGCCCGGCGCTCGTGAAGGCAGGCGGTCGCAGCGGCCACGGCGTGGACGTGGCGCCATGCACGCCCGGCGGCAGGTTCTTCGCTCCACGTTACACGACACGGCCGCCATGGACCTGGAAGATCTCACGGTGCCGCGGGAGCGGCCGTCGGCCCGATCCGTTCGCACGATGGCACTCACCCCGCGCCCGAGGCCCGTCACGCCCGACACGCAGCAGCCGCTACCACGCCAGGCGGCCGCACCAGACTTCAGCTTCATCTTCGCCTCCCTCGTTCCACGCTTGAACGTGAAGCAAGCGAAACGGTTGCGGCCGTTCAGGCGGCCTCGGGCGCGTGCGCCTTCGCAAGGCCGGGCTTGCCGATACCCTGCCACTCGAAGCCGGCGCGATCACCTCGTCCGGGGTGTAGACGTTGCGCAGGTCCACCAGTGCGCCGCCCGCCATCTTGGCGCGCAGCCGCTTGAGGTCGAGCGCGCGCAGCACGTCCCATTCCGGTCACCAGCACCACCGCATCGGCCCCTTCCGCGGCGGCATAGGGGCTTTCGCAAAACTCCATGCCCGGCATCATCGGCCGCGCCTGCTCGATCCCCTCGGGTCGTAGCCGCGCACCTTCACCCCCACATCCTCCAGCGCCTGGAAGATGGACACGGAGGGCGCGTCGCGCATGTCGTCGGTATTCGGCTTGAAGGTGAGGCCCAGCAAGGCCACTGTCTTGCCGCGCGGCTCGTCGCCCAGGCGACCGGATGACCTTGCGGCCCATCGCGCGCTTGCGGGCTTCGTTCACCTTGGCCACCGCTTCGACGATGCGCAGCGGCGACTGGTGGTCCTCGGCGGTCTTCAGCAGCGCCAGCGTGTCCTTGGGGAAGCACGAGCCGCCATAGCCGGGCCCGCGTGCAGGAATTTCGGGCCGATCCGGTTGTCGAGCCCGATCCGCGCGACACGTCCTGCACGTCCGCGCCCACGATCTCGCACAGGTCGGCGATCTCGTTGATGAAGGTGATCTTGGTCGCGAGGAACGCATTGGCCGCATATTTGATCAGCTCGGCCGTGCGGCGCGAGGTGAACAGGATCGGCGCGCGGTTGAGGTAGAGCGGCGGTAGATGTCGCGCATCACCTCTTCGGCCTGCGGATCCTCCGTGCCGATGACGATCCGGTCGGGCCGCTTGAAATCCTCGATCGCCGCGCCTTCGCGCAGGAATTCGGGTTGGAGCAGACCGACACTTCAAGGTCGCCCGCTCCTCGCGCAGGATCGCTCGACCTCGTCACCGGTCCCGACCGGCACAGTCGACTTGGTGACCACGACCGCGGGCCGGTCAGCGCCCCGGCGATCTCACGCGCGGCGCCGTAGACGTAGGACAGGTCGGCATGCCCGTCGCCGCGCCGCGACGGCGTGCCGACCGCGATGAACACGGCGTCGCGCCCTCGACGCCTTCGGCGAGATCCGTCGTGAACGAGAGGCGGCCCTGGCGCACGTTGCGGGCGACGAGGTCGTCGAGCCCGGGCTCGAAGATCGGCATCACGTTGCGCTCGAGCGCGTCGATCTTGGACTTGTCCTTGTCGACGCAGATCACGTCGTGGCCAAAATCCGAGAAGCAGGCGCCGGAGACAAGGCCGACATAGCCCGTGCCGATAATCGCAATCCGCATGATGTGCTCCGCTGAAGGTAGTGCTGAAGGCGTCAGGAAGCGCGCCCGTTAGCAGAGCCTAATGCGGAGGAATAGGGCCAGGGAAAGGCAGGAGAGCGGATAGCCCATGTTGGAACAGCCGCGCCGCCAAAAGTAACCGCCGTCGGCAGCGCTGCAGTTGGTTCGGCGGCAGATGCCAAAAGAAAAGGGAGCCGGCGCAGGCCGACTCCCCAATCTTTGCACGCCTGCCCGATCGGGCAGGGGGGTTGCCTTCTTACCAGCCGGAGCCGGGGCCGAAGGTGATCTCCACGCGGCGGTTGTCCGGCTCGCGAACACCGTCGGCCGTCTCGACCCGCGGACGTTCTTCGCCGAACGCCTGAGTGGTCAAGGAACCACCCGGGATGCCCTGAGTGATCAGGTAATCGCGGACGCGGTTCGCGCGGCGCTGCGACAGGCCCTGGTTGTAGGCATCCGAACCCGAACGGTCGGCGTGACCGGCGAGCACGACCTGGGTCTGGCCACCGCGGCGATAATTCTCCGCGACGCCGTTCAGGGTGTTGCGCGCTTCGTTGGTCAGATCGTCACGATCCCAATCGAAGAACACGATCGCCGGCGGGATGGCGATAACCGGGCAGGGCGTGCCCTGCACAACGCGGGTGCCATCCGGGCAGTTGGTATAGACCACCTCCGGAACCGGCGGCGGCGTGTAGACCGGCTCCGGCTGCGGCGCAACGCAGACGCCGTTCGCGTCGAGGTAGTTCGGAGCAACGCACTCTTCGACCCGCGGCGCACCGAAGTTGAAGGTGATGCCGCCGACCAGCGAGTGGGTGCGCAGGTCGACGTTTGCAGTGCGACCGCCGAAGCCGACCATCTCGAGATCATCGACGTTGAAGAAGCGGTACTTCAGGTGGATGTCCACGTTCGGCGAGAGCGCTTGGCGCACGCCGGCGAGGACCTGCCACGCAAAGCGGGTGTCCGAGTCGTCCAGGATCGCAGCGGTGTTGGAGAAGCCGCTGACACCGTTCACGTCGACGCGAGCGATACCGACGCCGCCGCCGACGAAGCCGCTCAGCCCGTCTTCGTCGCCGAAGTCGAGCAGGCCGTTGACCATGCCGCTGAGAACGTTGACGTCCCCACCGCCACCGGTGAACAGGCCGGTCGTGCCGGTCGTGCCGGGAATGACGAGGTTGGAGGAGATAACCTCTTCAACGTCGGCCTGCTTGTAGCTGACTTCCGCCTCGAGCCGGAACGCGCCGAAGTCGTAGCCAACGAAGCCCGAACCGTCGAAGCCCTCGTCAAAACCAATCTGAGCGATGCCCGTGGAGCCGGCGGTGGTGCCGGGCGTGAATTCGGCGTCAGAATCTTCGACAATCATGGGACCAAAGTCGCCGCCGACATACCAAGCGCCATCACGCGCGAGAGCCGGGCCAGCGAGGACGGTGGTCGAGAGCGCCGCTGCAATGGCGAGCTTCCGCATAAACTTCCCCTTTCTTCTGCGTCTGTAACGACGACTATGACTCATTACGGTACCGCAGGTTTCCACGCAAGCGCGCTTGTCCCTGCACCTGTTGCTCAGGAGCATCAGCTCGGAAAGATGATCCTCCCGATACCAAGCGGACCCTTAACCCGATCACGAGTGTGCAGTTGCACTCAAAAGGGCGGCTTCACTCACTCCGTCAGACCATGTGTCTTCAACGCCACAGTCAGTGCTGCGATAGCGGCTCGGGCTTCCGCGTCGATTGTCGTTCCACCTGAAGGACTTGGCACTGCGGGCAGCCGGTTCCCGACCACCTGCTTGCCGCCGACCATGATCCCCGCAACCGGCAATCTTCCATCGCTCCAGGCGGAACCCGTCCAGTAGCGGGAGTGGCCCCGGCTCATCCCACACGCTCATGCCGACACGGCGTGGCGAAATCGCCACCCGCCGCGCGCACGCCACCCGCCCGCCCTGCCCGCTCAGTCCCGCTCGCGCCGGCCGCGACGATCCAGCTCTCGCCTTCCACGCGCGACCGGGCGCAGCGGCCGCAACACGGCCGGCGGGTGACCAGCCCGTCCAGCGCGCCAGCGCCTCGTTGTGAAGGCCTCCTTCTGCGCCTGCCCCGGCAGGATGAAGGGCAGGCCGAAGCGCGCGCTCGTCTCGGTCATTCGTCCTCTGTCAGTCGATGTGATGCTGCGGTGCGCGACCGCCCGCTCGTGCCGAGCTGCACACGCTGTGACCGTGGACGGGCCCGTCCGCGGCCCGCAGAGCCGCTATACACGAAGCGGCTCGCGACCTCGACCGCCGCCGCCACCAGCCCCGCAGCTCGAGCTCGTAACGCTCGCTTTCCTCGCCCAGCGGCGTGTCGCTTCCGCTCGCCCAGCCCCACCCGAACCGGCTGCGCCTCACCCAGCTGATCAGCACCGCCCCACCGCTCGTCGGCTCCACGCGCAGATGCACCGGCGCGGGCGGCCGCAGCGCCTCGCCCGTCGCGACCAGCTCCGCCGTCGCCGGCTCTACATCCGCCACCCCGCTGGCCAGCAGCATCACGGAAGTGCCCGCGGCCGCGCCCGCCGGCAGCTCGATCGCACGGATGCTCCCCGGCTCGATCAGCGCGAACTCCTCGCCCACGCGGTGCGCACCCGCCGCCCATTCGGTGCCGCGCCGCCCGCGCAGCAGCCGCGACAGCCGGAACCGCCGCGGCCCCAGCCGCTCCACATCCCCGAACTGCACCAGCTCGGCGCCGAGCAGCGCGAGATTGGCGCCCCCGACCAGCGCATCATCGGACCGCGCCTCCAGCTCCATACCCTCATGAAGCAGCTCGACGTCCACGGACGACATCCGGTCGAACAAGGCCGACCCGCCGGCCGGCAGCATCGTTACCGCCCGGCCCAGCACCGCCGGCCCCGCCGCCGGGCCGATGTCGCGCCAGCTGGCCCCGCCGTCGAAGCTCACCGACAGCTCGGCCGTCCGCCACCCCGCTTCGCTCCCGGCCGCCAGCGCCGCCAGCGGCGGCCCGCCGCCGCCAATCTCCTGGATCGGCAGGTCGTAAAGACGCACCATTGTGGGCCCATGCACCAAGTCCGGCTGGCTCGTCGGCCGCCCCGGGCTCGCCCCGCTCCCGCCCGCCGCCAGCGCCGCCTCGCGCACCAGCTCGAGCTTCACCCGCATGTCGCCGAGCGTCCAGCGCCGCACCTGCCAGCGCCCGCTCTCGCTCTCCAGCGTCAGCAGCCTTCGCGGCCGCAGCCCCGCCGCCGCCCCAGCCGCAATCCACCGTCGCGCTCAGCCGCTGCGCCCACACGGCATCCAGCCGCCGCTCCGCCAGCGCCTTCGCGCCGTCCGCGCTCAGCACCGCCGCCAGCGCTCTTCGCTCCGCCTGCGCACCCGCCGCGCCAGGCGCCACCGCCCGCTGCAGCCCCGCCTGATAGTCGCGGCCGGCATCATGATAGGACAAGGTAACTTCGCCCGGCACCGCTCCGGCCGGCCGCCGCATCAGTTCGCGCCGCTTGCTCTCCCGCGCCCGCGGCAACGCCACCGCCGCCCCGCCCGGCGCCCGCACTTCCAGCGCGGCCCCGTCGTCGATCAGCATCACCCCCGTCAGTTCGGCCGCATCCTCCATCGCCCCGCGCACGCTGCCGCCGCTCGCCACAAAGCCGCCAAAGGCCGGCGTGGCGCCGCCCGCCCGCAGCCCCGGCGCCAGCTCCGCCGCGATCGCGCCGATCTCCACCGGCCCGGCTTCGGCCACCACTTCGAACGTCAGCGAGGGGATGCGATTGCCGAACTCCGCCAGCTCCAGCTCCTCGAACATCGCATAAGCCGTGCCGCGAAAGGCCGGCGCGCTTGCTCCCTCCGCAGCCGCGATCAGCGGATCGACCGCCTGGTCCTCGTCACCATCGTGCAGCCGGAACCGCGTCTGGACCTTGAAGTCCCCGCCCGCCCCGCGCAGCAGCTTGCCGTCCGCCCAGATCCGCCGCACCTCGCTCACTCTCCGCGCCGACAGCGCCACCGCAAAGCTCGCCGAATAGCTATAGTCGACCTGCTTCGGCCTCCCCTTGCCGCCGCCGCTGGTGGAGCGCCGCTCGATCAGGTCGGTCGACCAGATCACCGTCCCCGCCACCCGCATCGTCCCGAACAGCTTCGGGATGGGCGTGCCGTAGGACGAAGTCTGGACCGCCAGCTCCCCAAGCCGCGGCCCCTCGCGCGGCTTGGGCGCGAACAGCATCCCGTCGACAGCCTGCCCGAGCACCGCCCCGACCGCAACCGCCGATCGGCCCGCGCACCGCGGTGCCGACCGCCGTCAGAACCAAGGTCGCCATATAAAGAGCCCCCGCTTCTCTGTTCTCCGGCGCAGGCCGGAGCCCAGCTCATCAAGAGGCGCAGCTGAGCCCCGGCACCGGAGACCAGCTTCAGCCTTCCCGCCACACCCCCACCACCGGCCAGGGCGCCTCCCCCGGCCGCTCCACCACCCGCCGCAGACCCGCATCCGCATGGACCAGCCCCGCGCCCGTCCACACGCCGAGGTGCAGCTGCCCCGGCCCCGCCCGCATCACCAGCACATCCCCCGCTGCGCGACCGGCCGCCGGCACCAGCTTCGCCGCCAGCAGCTCCGCCTCGAGCGCGATCAAGCACCCGCCGCGCAGCGCATAATCCCGCCGCACATCGCCCCGCCCCAAAGCAGCCGCCACCACCCCAACACAGTCGAGCCCGTCCGCGCCGCGCCCCTGCGCCCGAAACCGGGTCCCAACCAGCGCCCGCGCCCGCGCCGCGATCGCCTCACCGCGGCTCATTCGCAGGCGGCTCAGCCGCCGGCTCGGCGGCCGGTTCAGCGATCGGCGCCACCTCGGCCGGCTTCGCCTTGTCCGGCAACCGGCACCGGCACGGCCCGACCTCCACCACCCGGTTCTGGAGGTCCACCTTCACTCCCTCCGGCAAATGCTGGCACCCCGCCAGTCCCGCGCACGCCAAAGCAACGCACAGATATTTCAAGCCAGCCCGCAGCCGCATCGTCTCTCTCCTTTTCAGTTGTGATCCTCCCTTGCATTCGCAGGGGAGGGGGACCGTCCGCCGTAGCTTTAGCGAAGGCGGATGGTGGAGGGGCACCTCGTCAAAGTACCACTTTGACGAGAGCGCAGCTCAGTAACGCGTCAGCAAATCCATGCCCGGCAGATGCGGCTCGCCCCTGAAGTTCACCCCATTGCCGAACCGCGCCACGCACGTCTCGAACCGCCGGTCGCACCCTTCCGACAGCTCCACCAGATCCCCGGCTGCCGGCGCGAACACCGGCGCCTCGCGCAGAACCAGCTCCTGCCCCGTTGAGGCCCGCACATCGCTCGCCAGCCCGCTATTGCGCCCGCCGATCCACCGCAGCCGCCCATGCCCATAAGCGTTCGTCGAAGGCTCGACCGCGTCCACCGCCACCCCCGTCTCGCCGACCAGCCCCGTCACCCGCGCCATTCGCACCCGGCCGCCCAGGTCGACCCGGCACCTCTTGTCGCCCAGCATCGCCCGGCATTCGGGCGAGGTCTGCTCCACCACCGGCGCGTCCAGCGCCGCCGTCGGCCCCTTCAGCTCGGCGGTGAACCCCTCCCCCACCATGCTCACCTCGCCCAACGTCCCCCGCGCGACATGCAACCGCCGCTCGGCCCCGGGCGCGGTCCAATCGTTCATGAAGATCGCCACCGCCGCCCCGTCCCAGCGCCCGGCCTTCAGGCCCGCGGCCGTGATCGCCCCGCTGCTCAGCGCGCCGCGCACGTCCACATTGTCGGCATCGAACCCGCCCGACACGCTCACCGCCGACGGCAGCATCCCCGGCGCCGCCCGGTAGATCAGCCCGTCGATGAACAGGTCTCGATCTTCGCAGGCAGCTCCTGCGCTCAGCCTGGACGCCCCCCGCAACTTGGGGAGGCATGGGTCGCTTACCTCAAAAGGCATCAGGGTCGGACTTGGGTGGCAGCCGCTTACCCGCTTTCAACCATGCAGGAGCTTGACCCGCGCGTGGCTCGCTTCGTGAGCGGGAAGATCAATCCACCCGCATTAGCGCCGCCTTCACCGCCCTCGCCACCTGCCGCCCGGACGCCTGCAGCGCCCGCGCCTCGCCGCCTGCCGGGGCGTTGATCGTCACGTTGACCCGCACCTCGCGCGCGCGCCCCGGACCCAAGGTCTCCACCCGCCCGCTCGCCGTCGGCACGAACAGCTCCGGCCCGCGCTCGCCGACCAGGAAGGCGCGCCCCGGCACCACCGGGCCTCCCGTGGCCCGCCCCGGCGCCCCCAGCAGGCCGCCGAGCAGCCCGGTCAGCAGCCCGCCGATCCCGCCCCCGCCGCCGATCGATCCCAGGCCGGAGCGGATCGCCGAGGCTGCAATGTCCCCCATCATCGCCAGCACCGTGGCCTTGAGCTCCTCGAACCCGAACTTGCCCGTCCGGACCGCGCGGATCAGCGCATTTTCCAGCCGCGTCCCCGCCCGCTCCAGCCCCTGCGCAAACGGCCCGTCCAACTCGCTCCGCATCATCGCCACGTCCCGCGCGAACGCACCCGTGTCGGCCCGCACGCTGACCACCAGCCGCTCGATTTCCTCATCCATCCGGAAACATCTCCTTCAGCCGCGCCAGGTCCGCCGACCCCGCGGCCTGATCCTCATCGCCGCCGATCATCGCCCGCACCACGCTGGCCAGCTCCGCCGGCGTCGCCGCCCAGAAATCCGCCGGCCGCCACCCGAGCAGCACGCCTGCCAGCCCGGCCAGCCGCGCCGCGCTCTCGCTAAACCGCACCCTGCAAGATCTGCCGCAGCAGCCCCTTGAGGATGGGCGCCGTCCGAGCCAACCCCAGCTCCGCCACCGTCTCGCCGACCCGCTCCCGCGTCAGCCCGTCAGGCCGCTCCGCAACGCAATGCCAGAACAAGGCCGCCACCTCGCCCAGCAGCAACCGCCCCTCCGCCGCCCGCTCCACCAGCGCGAAGAGCGATCCCAACTCCCCCTCCGCCGCCACCAGCGCCTGAAAGCTCGGCCGCAACACCAGCTCAGTTCCACCGCAACTCAGCGAAGCCTCGCCCCGCATTTGATTAGCGCTCATGGCTCACCTTCTTAAGAAGAAGTCTTGGTTCACGCGAAGGCGCGGAGGCGCGGAGGGATCGCGCCCCGACGGAACGCGCCTCGTCCTCAACGCTATGTCAGATTGCGAGCAAAGCTCGCCTTCATCGCCCCTCGTCAGTGGGCGAAGGCAATGCGCTCCACCCGACGCACCCCTCCGCGCCTCCGCGCCTCCGCGCCTCCGCGTGAACACTTTTTGTCTTCAGACCGCGCTCACCACACCGCTGCTCTCAAGCGACAAAGGTGTAGGTCCGCTCCCCGTTATAATCCCCGGCATAATCCAGCCGCGTCACCAGGAACCGCCCGCGCATCCGCTCGCCCGCTTCGAAGCTCAGCTCATAATCGTCGATCACCCCGGCCAGCGCATTGCCCTTCAGTCGCACCTCCGCCGCCGATCCGGTGAAGATCCCACTCCCCGCCACCGATACCGACCGCACGCCGGCGCCCGACAACAGCTCGCGCCACCCGCCGCTATCCTTGGACGTGACGTTCACCGCCTCGCCGTTCACCGACATCTGCGTCGTGCGCAGCCCGGCCACGGTGGCGTAAGCAAGGGGCGTGCCGCCGTCCCCCACCTTCAACAGAAAAGCGCTTCCTTTTTGTGCACTCACGGCGCATCCTCCTCAGTCTTGATCAGAGTCGTTTTGGGGAACGAAAATGATTGTATCGTCGATACTTGGCGCCGCGGCTTTCCTGGCGCTCCAGGCCGATCCGACCCGTGGTCCGCGCGACGCCTACACACGCTGCCTGCGCGCCTTCATGGAGAAGAGCGTCAAGGACAAGGTCACGCTCGAGCATTCACTGCCGCCTTCCCGCAGCAATGCCTGGAGCAGGAGAACGCCTATCGCGCTTCCGTTCGCAGCTTCCAGGCGGCCTGCGGGTTCCAGCGGCCGAGATCGACCAGATCATCAAGGACGAGATCGAGACCGCCCGCGACAACACCAAGCAGCATTTCGAGATGCACACGGTCCCCCGCGCCTGACGCCTCACGGGTCCAGCAGCATCCGCGCTCGGTAATCCATCACGCCGGTCCATCCCGGCCGCTCTTCCCTGCGGGCCGCGGGCACCACCCGCGCCCGCATCAGCACCAGGCTCACCAGCCGCCAGCGTGCGAGCTCGGGCCCGATCGCGGCCACCGCCGCCCGCGCTGCCTCGCTCAGCGCCCGCGCGCGGTCCGGCCGCTCGCCGCCGCAGCCTATCACCACCGCAAATCGCAATTCCGCCCCCGCGCCGCTTTGTGGCCCCAGTCCGTCTCCGGCCCGATCTCCACCCGCGCATGCGCGTCCCCGGCGCGGATCGGCGCGCCGTCGAACACGCCGCTCAGTCCCGCCACGCCGCCCAGCGCCGCCGTCACCGCCCCGGCCAAAACCGCCGCCGCCCCATGCTCACTCATCCCGCGCCCCCAGATCTCCCGACGCCAACAGCCACCGCAGCTCCAGATCCTCGTCCATCCGCCGCGCCAGCCCGCGCCCGCTCAGCACCACCGCCTCGCCGTCCACGGCGACAGCCACACCCTCGGCCGCACCCGCGAGCCGCGCCGCCAGCCGCTCCCGCCGCCGCGCGGCTCGCGCCTCGGCCAGCCGCAACCCGCGTTCCTTCAGCCTGCTGAACATCCACAAGCTCCTCACTCTCGAGGTGGGTGCCGGAGTCCTGCCGCGCAGAAGAATTTCACGCGGAGGCGCGGAGAAGAAAGTGGAGACGCGGAGAAGAAATGAAGGCGAGCAAAGCTCGCAATTCAATTTCCCGGCGCAGTTACAGCTCTCCGCCGCGGTCACCGCCCCCTCCGCGCCTCCCTTTCTTCTCCGCGCCTCCGCGTGAAATTCTTATTCTCCGCGCCTCCGCGCCTCCGCGTGAACCCCTTCCTCTTCGCGCCTTCGCGCCTCCGCGCCTCCGCGTGAACCTCTGGCTTCCCGCACTACCCCAATCGCACCCGCCGCCACGGCCGCCATAGCGCCGCCACCGCCGCCGGCGGCACCGCCTCCACCTCGCCGCGCGCCGCATACAAATGCGCCGCCAGCCGCACGATCCCCTGCCGCAGCGGCTCCGGCACACCGTTCCAGTCCGCCGCCAGGCCAGCCGCGAACCGAACCGCCGCCCGCTTCCCCCCCGGCCCCGGCCGACACTCGCACCCAGCCCTCGCCGGCCGCATCCACGTCCACCGCATAAGCCCCGGCGGCGAGCGCACTCTCCGTCCCGTCTGGACCGACCGCCGCCAACGCCTCGATCGCCCGCACCGGTCCGGTGGCCAGCCGCACCCAAATCCCGTTCGCCGCCACCAGCTCCCGCTCGTCGCGCGCGATCAGCACCCGCCCGTAAACGCCTCGCACGATGCCGCCGCGCTGCGCACGAAGCCGGCGATCAGCGCATCCTCCGCGCTCCCGTCGATCCGCAGCAGCGCCTTCACTTCCTGCAGCGCGACCGGCGCCGGCGCTTCCGCCAGGCTCGCCATCACCTCTCCTCCACGCGCAGCAGCACCGATCGCACGTCGCTGCTGCCGTCGTTCAGCGTCACCCGGTTGGCCAGCCGATAGACATGGCCCGCCAGGCCCCCGGTCACCGAAGCCCGCGCCGTCCGCCCGTCATGGCCAGACGATTGCAGCATCAGCCCGCCCGCCTCGCTCGGGCTCACCTCCCACGCGCTCCCCGATATGCCGCGCGGGCCCAGATAGGCCTCGCCCCAGTCGATCGTGTAGCTCGCGGCCGCGGCCGGATCCTTCAGATAATAGTCCATGCCCGTTCCTTTCCGCTCGTCAGGGCCAGCGCGCCCGCGTCCGCCCGTCCCGCTTGGCCGTCACCGCCGCGTCGCCGCCCGGCCGCAGCACCGGCGCTTCCGCCGCCGCCACGCTCCGTTCGTTCGCGGGCATGGCCGGCGCCGCCCGCCCGGCGATCGCCTCGCCGGCCAGCGCTCCCGTCCCGATCATGATTGCTCCTCAGCCGCTGCTCAGCAGCAGGAAATAGGTGGTGCCATTGAGGTTCACCGCCAGCCGGTGGGTTGCCCCTGCCGCCCCCGCGACCGGCGTGGCGTCGATCCGCAGCGCGGCGCCGCGCAGCTCCCCCGTCACCTGGAATTGACCGGTGGTGGAGAGCCGCCCGACGCTCGTTCCGCCCGCGTCGCGCCACACGAACTCGCCCGCCCCGGTTCCCAAATTCTGCCACACCATGCCGAACGCGCCGCCATAAGTGCTCACACCCACCCCGCTGGGCAGGTGAAAGGCCGTGAGCGGACCCCGCCCGATCCCGGCGCCGCCGCGCACCTCCAGCCGAGAGATGACATAGGCACCGCTCGGCCCGCCATTCTCCACCAGGGTGAGCCGCGGCGCGGTGGTGCCCGACCGCGACACCGTCACGTCGCCCGCGAAATTGGCCCCATTCGCCCAACTCACCGCCGCGCCGCTGCACACCGGCACCGCATCGCCGGTCTGGCCCACCGCCCTGGTCGCCGCCGTTCCGAGCCCCAGCGTCGCCCGCGCCGCCGCCGCGTCCGCATCGTCGATCAGCGACCGCCCGAACGCACCCAGGTCCGCGAGCGCCGCCGCCCCCGGCCCTGTAAAGTAAGGCAGCTTATCCCCAGCGCTCGAGAGGCCCGCGAGCGCGCCGAGCTCAGCATCCCACGGCTGATAGGCTGCATCATGGTTGTGCCCCGCCGTCGCATAGACGCCCGCATGGTCATGTCCCGCCTCCGCATAGGCCGCATCGTGATCGTGCCCCGCCGCTGCGTAGGCCGCGTCATGGTCATGTTCCGCCGCCGCATAATCCTCATCGTGATCGTGACCGGCCGCCGCCCTGGCATCGAGCGCCGCCTGCAGACCCGCCACGCTGGCGACATCCGGCGGTCGGTCGTGCTCGGCATACCAGGAAGCCGCGACCGTCAGTGTCACCGTCTTTACCCCCGGCGCGAAGTTCACCAGCCCGCCGCCGGCCGAAGAGGCCAAAGGCGCCCGCACCAACGCGCCGCCGCCGCCAATCTCCCCCTCTCCCGTCTCCCACTCCTCGGGCCGGTCGACGCCCGCGATGCAATAGTGAAGCGGCACCCGGCGCGCACCAGGCCCCCAAAGCCGCGATGCCCCCGCACCGCCCGCCCAGCACGAAATCCCCCGCCCCGGCCGAGGAGGAGAAACTCCCGCACCAGGTCGGCAAAGAACAAAGGCATGTCACCTCCTTCCTCTCCCCGCGGGAGAGGTGAGCGATGCTTGCGGCTGCGCTAGCGAGCTTGGTGAGGGGGCGCGCTGCCGTCGGCAGCGCAGAAGAAGTCGTTTCACGCGGAGGGCGGAGAAGAAGGAGAGCGCGGAGAAGAAAGTGAAAGCGAGCAAGCTCGCAATCGACAGCCCCGATAGGGTGACTCACCCCTCGACCACTCACCCCGTCCTCCGCGCCTCCCTTCTTCCTCCGCGCCTCCGCGTGAAAACCTATAGCGCTGAACTTCAGCAGCTTGATCGCCTCGCTGTTCATCACCTGCCCGCCCACGCGCCGCGTCGCGTAGAAGTGCACGAACGGCTTGTTGGTGAACGGATCGCGCAGGATCTGCGTCTCCGTGCGCTCGGCGATCAGATAGCCCGCCTTGAAGTTGCCGAAGGCGATCGAAAGCGAATCCGCCGCCACGTCCGGCATGTCCTCGGCCTCGACTACCGGATAACCGAGCAAGGTGTCAGGCTGGTTCGCCACCAGCCCCGGCTGCCACAGGAACGCCCCGTCCTGCGTCTTGAACTTGCGGATCAGCGCCGCCGTCGCCGAGTTCATCACGAACACCGCGCCCTGGCGGTAGGGCGAGCGCAGCGCCTGGACCAGGTCGATCAGCCTGTCCTGCGGATTGCTCGCCGGGAATGCTCCCGCCGCTCCCGTCTTCAGGAACTGCAGCGTTCCGAACGCCCGCACCCCGTCCGGCTGGTCCGTCGCGGTCGCCGCCAGGAAGCCCCGCGGCTTGTTGGTGCCGTTGCCCGACACGAACGCCGCCCCCTCGGCCCGCGCGAACTCCCGCGCGATCTCGTCGGCCAGCCACGCCTCCACGTCGAACGCGGCATCATCGAGCATCGCCTGGCTCGCCGCCGGATTGGCGTAGAGATCGCCCGACGGCGGCGCGATCTCGTGGAAGGTCGGCGTGCTGGTCTCGTTCCGCGCGCCAGTCTCGCTCGCCCAGCCCGACGGCGTGCCGCCGCTCGTCACCAGCTTGCGGTAACCAGCCGACCCCACCTTCACCACCGTCGCGATCGCCCGGATCGGCGACACGGCCGACAGCGTCCGCTCGATCGCCGCGTCGATCTCCTCCGGCACCGCATAGCCGCCGGCGGCATCGGTCGCCCCCGACATCGCCTTCAGCTCGACGCCATGCTCCAGCCCCCGCCGCAGATACCGCTCGACGAAAGGCGAGCTCTCGCTCTTCGCACCCGACAGCACCGGCCGCTCCGCCGTGGCCAGCCGCGAGCGCAGCTGCGCCACCTCCGCCCGAAGCGCCTCGGCCTCGACATGCTCCTGCTCCAGCGCCTCGAACGACGCCTCCAGCCCTCCGTCACCACATCCGTCATGCCACCTTCTCTCCGCTCAAAGAAAAAGCCCCGAAGGCGGCCCAGAAAAAGGGGGCGCCGAAGCACCCCCTCACGTTCACCCAAGCCTAGTCGTGGCAGGCCCGCCTGCTCAGGCGGCCCTACTTCCCGACCGCTTTCGCCTCCCGCCGCGCCCGGTCCAGCACCGCGCCTCGCGCGTCCAGCCGCGTAAGGCCGAGCTGATGGTCGCCACCGATCGCCGGTAGAAGCCGGCATCGATCCGCTCCGCATCGTCGCCCCGGCTTGTGGTAATCGGGATGATCGTCGACCCCGAAATAGACGAATGGAATTCCCGCCTGGTGGAACGGCCCGTGATCGGACAGCAAGGTCCAATCCTCCGGCCCCGTCCCCTCCTGGTCGTGGCCCAGGCGCAGCGTCACCTTCGCGCCCCGCGCCGCCGCCTCCAGCACCGAGCGCAGCGCCGGATGGCGCCCCGTTCCCACCGCCCACAGCACGTCGTTCTTGCCGCGCGACACCATGTCCATGTTGAAGTTGAGCAGGATCCTGTCGCCGGCACCGGCGGCGCCGCCACGAAGCCTTCGCGCCGTAAAGGCCGATTTCCTCCGCATCGAGCGCGGCAGGATCACGGTGTGCGCCGCGGCTTGGCCTTCAACTCGCGGCAATCGCCAGCAGCGCCGCCACGCCGGAGGCATTGTCGTCCGCCCCGTTGTGGATCGCCCCGTCCTTGATGCCGACATGGTCGTAATGCGCCGTCACGACGATCACCCGGTCCGGCCGCTTCCGTCCCGCACCATCGTCCACAGATTGATGCCTGCCGCGCATCGTTCTTGTGCCGATAGTCGAACGGCTGCGCACGCACCGCCAGCCCGGTCTCCCGCAGCCTTTTCTCGACATAAGCCCGCGCGCGCTCCGCCCCGGCCGTGCCGGTCCCGCGCCCTTCCATGGCATCGGCGGACAGCACGGCGACGTCCGCAGCAGCGGCCCCGCGTCCGTCCGCGGCGCGGGCTGCCCGGCCGCCAGCGCGAGCGCCGCCGCTATCGTCATCACCGCCCCGGCCATCACCTATCCTCTCCTTGTTCGCTGCATCATGTGCCAATGCGTGGACCCGCGCCAGCGTCTGCATCGGATAGGCGACCAGGCTGACCTCGACTAGGTCGAGCGCAAGCAGCTCCCGCGGCCCCGCCCCCGCTCCGCCCGCACCCGGTAGCCGAAGCTCAGCCCACTCACCGCCCGCTCCGCCAGCAGCCGCGCCGCCCGCCGTCCGTCACCCGCCCGATCACCCGCAGCCCGCGCGCGTCCTCGCGCAGATACTCCACCCGGGCCCACCGCCGCGCCCTTATGCTCCCACAGCAACGGGCACCGCCCGCTTGGCACCCGGCCCAAACGCCCCCGCGCCGCACCACGTCCCCGCCCCCGTCCACCCGGTCGAACACCGCCGCATAGCCCGCGAATCTGACAGCCCCTCTCCCGCCGCGGGAGAGGGAGGGGCCCAAGCCGGAGGCTTGGGAGGGTGAGGGTCCGTGCCGCTCACCCCACCACCCGCTCGAAAAGCCCCATCTTCACCGCCATCCCCGCCACCAGCACCGCGAGCAGGATCCGCACAGCCAGGTCACCACCGCCCGCCGCGCGCTCTTCTTCGCGTCGCGCCACGCCTGCAGCAGCTCGCGCAGCTCATCCATGTCACGCCGCGCCTGCTGCGTCCGGCCAGCCCCAGCGACTTCAACGCCCGCTCCGCCCCCAGCTCGCTCGCTTCCTCCGCCAGCGCCCGCATCGTCACCAGCGCCGCGCCTTCCTGCCCCGCCTGCCGCATCAGCTGCGCCAGCATCGCCTCATCGCTCATCGTGTACCTCCCTGGAGAAACCGAGCATCTCGCGTTTCTCCTCATTGGTCAGGAAATCCGCCGCGCTCACCTGCGCCCACAATTCCGACCGGTCCGCATGCAGCGCGCTCACCTGGTCGACATCCACCGCCAGCCTGCAGCCCCGGCCACCAGGCCTGCAGCGCCCCGCCAACGCCATCCAAGATCCGCCCCGCCATCGGCAGCACCGGTCAGCCGCCACAGCGACCGCACCGCCTCCCGATAATTGGCATAGGCATTGTCGCCCGGCAGCCCGACCAGCATCGGCGGCACCCCGAAGGCCAATGCGATCTCCCGCGCCGCCGCCGCCTTCACTTCCACGAAGTCCATGTCCGCCGGCGACAGGCTCATCGCCTGCCACTTGAGCCCGCCTCGAGCAGCATCGGCCGCCCGGCATTGCCCGCGCCCTGGAACTGCGCCTCCATCTCCTCGCGCAGCCGCTCGAACTGCGCGGGCGCCAGCACCGCCCCGTCGCCGGGATCGTAGACCAGCGCCCCCGACGGCCGCGCCGCATTGTCGAGCAAGGCGCGGTTCCACCGGCTCGCCGCATTGTGCAGCGCCACCGCGCCCGCCGCCGCTCCCAGGCAGCCCAGCCCATAATGATCGTCGATCGGATGCGTCAGCCGCAGGTGCACGATGCCCGGCCGCCCCAGCGCATCCGCCGCCGCATAAAGCCGCTCCGCCTGCCCGGCCTTGTAGCGGTAAGCCGCCGGCCACCCGCCCGCATCCGCCTCCACCTTCACCCGCTCGGGCCGCAGCGCGAACAGCCGCCCGGCCGCCCCTCCCCATCCTGCGCCACCTGCAGAAACGCATTCCCATGCAACAGCAAATGCGTCGCTACCGTCTCCAGCAACCCGGAGCCAACAAGGAAACCGCCTTGCCTGAGCTTGTCGAAGGCCTGTCCTTCTTCTCTCCCGGCGCTTCAAACAAAGTTACCGAACCCACCGCCTCCGCCACCAGCCGCACGCATCTCTGCGCCACCGCATTGGTGACATAGGCCTCCCGCACCTGCGCCTCATAGGATCGCGGCACGCTTTCGGCCCCCGCCACGCCCCACCCGCTCCGCAACAAAAAAGGCCGCTGGGGCACCTGCCCAGCGGCCTTCCGGCCAAACCATTTCATCTCGAACTCCCGTATCTGTGGCGGGTAGAAGAATTTCACGCGGAGGCGCGGAGGAAGAAAATGAGGCGCGGAGAAATCGTGATGCTAGAGCCCGGCCGACTACGCTGTCACCGGGCTCAGAAGAGGCGCTATGCGCCGAAGGCGCAATCACTCCTTCTTCTCCTCCGCGTCTCCCCTTCTTCTCCGCGCCTCCGCGTGAAGCACTCTTCCTTCTTCTCCGCGCCTCCGCGCCTCCGCGCCTCCGCGTGAACCATTCTTCCTTCGCGCCTTTGCGCCTTCGCGTGAGACCCTAAAGCGCCCGTACCGCCGGCATCCCGCCTCGCCGCCCCAGCATCAGCTCGGTGAACGCCCACACCATTGCGTCCGCCCGGTCGGGCGATCGTCCCGGCCCCGCATAGGCGCCGCCGATCGCCAGCCCGCACAATTCATCCTCCAGCTCCGGAAACGCGCCGGCAAACTTCGCCCGCCCCTTCTCGAACAAAGCCGCCACCGGCTCCGCCCGCGCCGACTTGCCCCGCCGCGCATGGACCAGCTTCACCGGCAGCGCGCAGTCCGCCGCCCGCAGCACGCTCTCCACCATCGCACCTCCTTGGTTGGCCTCCGCCACCACCCGGTCTGCGCCGTGCGCCTCCGCCGCCGCCGCCACTGCCCGCGCCCAGCCTTCCGGGCTCAGGCCCGCCACGCTGTGATCGCCCAGCACGTAACCCACGCCGTCCGCGCCCAGACCCACCGCCACGATTCCGCAAGCATCGCCCCCGGCCGAGACCGGCGGATCCACCCCGATTACGACCCTCACAAGCCCCTCCCCTTCAGGGGAGGGGTTGGGGTGGGGGCTGTCCATGGGAGCACTCCCGGCGCGACACGCCCCACCCCCGGCCCCTCCCCTGAAGGGGAGGGGAGTGACCCGACACTTCTCCACCAGCTCCCGCGTCCACAACGCACCCTCCACATCCTCGATCAGCTCGCCCTCCAGCTCCTGCCGCCCCAGCCGCGTGCCGCCATATCGCGCCTCCATCCCCGCCACGAAGGCGTCCGGCAGATGCGGATTGTGCCGCGTCGCGCCGCGTGTCGTCACCGTCTCCTTGTCGGTCATGATCGCCGTCAGGATCGGGATCGACTGCGGCGTCGTCGTCACCAGCACCCGCGGCGCATCGCCCAGCCGCATGGTCAGCAGCAAATTGGTCCAGGTATCTTCCGGCCGCTGCCATTTGGCGAGCTCGTCGCACCAGGCATAATGATGCTCCGGCCCGCGCAACTTGGCCGGCGCCGCGCCCGTATAGACGAATGCCAATGCCCCCGACGAAAAGGTGACGGTGCGGGTCGAAGGCACCCAGATCACATCCTCCTCGCTGCGCGCCACCGCCATCAGGCCGCTTTGTCCACGCACCATCACGTTGGCGACTTCATCGATGGTCGCGCCGACCAGCGCGAAGCGCAGCTTCCCGTTCGCGCGCGCCAGCTCGCTGATCCATTCCGCGCCCGCTCTCGTCTTGCCGAAGCCGCGCCCGGCCAGGATCAGCCACACCCGCCAATCCTTGCGCCCGGGCAGCTGCCCCTCATGCGCATGAGCGGGCCAGTGGCCGGCCAGCCGCCGCATCTGCGGCACGGTGAGCCGCCCCATCACCCACGCCTGGTCCTCGTCCTCCAGCGCGAACAGCGCCAGGATCAGGCCGGTCAGCACCTCATCCTCGCTCATCGCGCTTCCTCCCCTGCCGCCTTTTGACCGCGTCCAGCTGCGTGCGCAGCGCCGCGATCAGTTCGGCCTTCGACGCCGTGCGCGGCCGCGGGCCGCCTCTGCGCGGACCGTTGGCCAGCGCCGATCGGTGCTGCCGCAGCAGCGCCAGCGCCAATTGGACATCGACATCCTCCAGCTCCGGCACGGCCTCGCCGCGCGCCTTGCGCAGCAGCATGGCTTCCAGGCCGTCGAAATGGATCCGCATCGCCTCGATCCATACGGCGTCGAATTCCGGGTCGCGGGCGCGCAGGCCGTAAGCCGATCGCTCGCCCATCCCCACTTCCTCGGCGGCGCTGCGCGCGCAGCCGTGCATGGCGACATGCGCCAGGAATGCCTCGCGCTTGGTCTGCGTCCACTCACGCGCCCGCGCCGGCCGCTGCCGCTCGCGCCCGCGAAAGTCCGTCCACACCCGAGCCCCCGCTCCCTCCTGCTTCATCCCCTCCTGCTTCGACACGTCCCCTCCTCCACCCGGCCGCCGCCGGGCCACGCCCGCCAAAGAAAAAGGCCGGCCACGACCCCCGCCGCGCCGACCCATTTCCCGCCACTCGTTCCAAACCCCGCGCCACCCGCAGCGCAGCCGCCGCACCGCCCTGCGACAGCCCCGTAAAGCAGCAGGGCCGAACCCTTCCGGGCCGACCCTGCGAATCAGCTACACTTCCTCAGCCTGTTCAACTTGTGCCATATCAGCGTTGCGCTGGGCGTTGTTATACTTCCCGTACCCATCGGGGGCGTGACTGATGGCGGGTGAGGCCTTAGCCGGTGCCCTTGGCGCATGCCGCCTTGAAGCCATCAAGGACAATCTGCGCGCGGTCCACAAACTGCTTGGCAGCAAAGACAGCGGACACTTCTCCTATCTTTCCAGCTCTCTTGAAAAATACGTCCGTGGACACAGCGCAATTCTCATAACTGAAAGAGGAGCCCGGGTCGGTGCGAGCAAGTACCATCTCCTCCTTCACCGGGTCCCAATTGGAGAAAACGGAACCACCACCGATCATGACGCTAGTCATCGTCACGCTCTCAATACTAGCAGCGGCCCTGAAGCCGATGGTATGCTTGTTGTTCACCATATGGGCGATTTCTCGGATAAGGTCATGGCCGCTGGAAAGCGCTTCTCCAGTCGCGTATGGCTGCTGCCGAAATATTTCATCCACGATGATTTGGGGCAGAGCAGCTTTCCTGTCCCGCTGCCGCTTTTCCATTATGGTTTTCAGACCCTTGATGGATTGGGACCAAGGATAGTTTTTATCAAACCGGACGCAGCCAACGGTCTGTGCGGCAGCAAAGAGCGATTGATCAAAAGAATGTTTGGTGTCGACCAGAGCATTGCGGAGAAAGCCAGCCACATCGATCGGCAAAGGGCTGACGAGTTTTATTTTAGTCAGCTGCTGTCCAGTCTCAGGATCGAGCTCAACCACCGAGGCAAAGGCTTGCTTCTGCAGGTAGGACTTCACCCCCTCTTCCGCGAGACAAATGCACGTCTTTGCCCAATTGACAGCCTCTTGAGGCACATCGAAGTGGCTCATGCCTAATCAAGGGCCTTCCGGTTTGCGCCACGTTTTACGAGGTCATTTAGCGCGACCTCGGCCTCGGTGGGGCTTAGTTCGCCAGCGTCGATCATCCGCTGCGCGTCTTCCACGAAGCGCTTGCTCTGCTTGTCGGGCGGCTCGGTCTGCTTTTTCTTTGGCACGGGCTTCACAGTCCCCGATAAGTCGTTTGATAGGTCAGGCGCTTGCCGACGATGCCCTGCAACATGGCGTCGCTGCGATCGGCGTCGTTATAGCCGAGCGCGACGCGGTTGCTGTACCGGAAATCGAACTCTGCCAAATACCGGTGCAGGTGCTTCTCGTGGCAGTGCTGGTAGATGCCCCGCATCCCGCGTTTGAAGATGGAGAAGAAGCCCTCGACGGTGTTGGTGGACACGTCCCCGCGAACGTACTCACGGCGACCGTGGGTAACCTTATCGTGCGAGGCGAACTCACGGCCAACCGCTGAATAGAGGCGGCTTTCGTCGGTGGTGAGCTTGGCTTCCTTGGCGATGTTGGCGCGCACGATCTGGGCGACTTCATCGCGGACCAGCGAGTTAGCGGGGAAGGAGCGGGGCCACGCCGGTGTCACGGTCGATTAGCGAAACCACGCGCATCTTATGTTGGAGCCGACCTCATAGGAGAGCTTCACGTAGCGTCCTTGCGGCCGATGTAGGTCTCGTCAGCCTCCACCCGGCCACCGCTGGTGCCAAGTAGATCAGGCCCCCGTCGCGCATGGCTTCGCGGATGCGGTGAGACATGAACCACGCGGTCTTGAGGGTCACGCCAGGGTGCGGTGGAGCTGGTTGCTGCTGATGCCCTTCTTGATCCGGCGATGAGGTAAATCGCCTGGAGCCAGATGTGCATGGCTTAACATGGCTGCTCTCGAAGATGGTGCCGACCTTGACGGTGAAGGGGCTTGCGGCACTGGTAGCACTTGTGGACGCCGATCGGGTGGACGTGCCGCCCAGCTTACCACTGCGGTCAACGCCACCGCAATGCGGGCACACCGGACCCTGCGGCCAAACCCGCGCTTCACGTAGCGTAGGCCGCTTCTCGTTGTGGAGGTGAGGGCGGAAAGTGCGGACATGGTTCAAGGCTCCTGTTGAGCCAGAACTATGTCACCGGGTGGGTACGTCAAGTATAATATCGCCGTTGCGCTGTCAACAATAAATAACCTCTTTGGCACAACGAAACACGCAGGTTTCCCGCCTACCGTCCCCGCTTGAACCGATGTATGATCGTATTGTGTCTCAAAGAACATCAAGAGATATGCCGTGATTAAAGGCCAGCAGATCGACCCGCCGGAGCCAAAGCAGGAGTGGTGAAGCCCGAGTGAAGCGCATAGAGGCCGTTCGGCTGAAGGCACCAGGGGCACTGTTCCCGACGGAGCTGATGGCTCTGAAGGCCTAAGTCCCCGTCTGGACCGGCTTGTGCTTTACGGCCGCCTCAGCCGCTCCCTGAACCCATGCGGATGATCTCGCGACCTTCGCTCGCGGACTGCCAGAGACCTTGCCGCAGCTACGGCGGTCCACCGCGCTCGCACCGCCCGCAGCGCGCCGCCATCATC